TGGACCAAAAGGTACTGTTGGTACTTTTACCGGACCACCTGATTTCACTGGTACTGTTTCAGAATGGTATGAGACACTTATTGAAGTTATAAATGATGTTTCTTCGGAAATTCATCGTAAGACTCTTCGAGGCGGCGCAAACTTCCTCGTAACTTCTCCTGAAGTTGCCAACATTCTTGAGTTCACCTCTGGCTTCCGAGCTAAAGTAACTCATGATGATGACAAAGGTCAGGCAGGAGCCGTCAACGTAGGTTCCATGAACAACAAGTTTGAGATTTATGTAAATCCATACTTCCCACGTAACCTTATTTTGGTTGGACGTAAAGGTAGCTCGTTCCTTGAGAGCGGCTATGTGTATGCACCGTATGTGCCTCTACAGACTACCCCAACTATCTTTGACCCAGACAACTTCACACCTCGTAAGGCTGTGATGACTCGTTATGGCAAGAAGATGGTACGACCAGATATGTATGGTCTCGTAGTAGTTCAAGACTTGTCTAACTAATTTAGTTAAACTATAATTCTTTATAAAGCCCCATCTTGGCTTCGGTTGAGATGGGGTTTTCTTATTTCAAAAACTATTTATAATTGGCTCATTATACACTGCGAGGATAAAATGAATGGCAACGCCTACTCTAACACCTTCTTCTACTACTAGTGCGATTGTTTTAACATCAACTGGCAGTACCTCTGCTGTGTCTAGTGCTCTACCATTTGGTACTTATACTTCTACAGATTATTGGTCATCATCTGAGGTTAATTTATTTATAAGTGGGGCATCAGATCAAGTTGCCTTTGTTTATAAGAAAATGGGCGGCGACATTCTCGATGTTGAGGTAACAAATTCCCAGGTTTATGCATCTTATGAAGAAGCTTGCCTAGAATATTCTTATATTTTAAACATGCATCAATCAAAGAATATTTTATCTAATATTCTTGGTGCAACCACTGGTACTTTTGATCACGATGGACAGATACAAGAGACAACAGGCAATGTAACGGGCGATACGAACTTAAGTACTAAGTACCCCAAGTTTGATTTTGCTTACGCTCGACGAGTCACAGAGGGCGTGTCTGAGGAAGTTAACGTCGGTGGTTCAGAAACTGTTTACTCAGCTTCTATATCTACTGTTTCCGATAAGCAAGATTATGACTTACAAGAACTCTTTGCTGGCTCAGGTGCTGCTTATGAATCCTTAGCCGATGGTCAAAGAGTTCTTGTAAAGAAAGTATATTATAAAACGACACAAGCAATGTGGAATTTTTATGGATATTATGGTTCGATCAACGTTGTAGGTAACTTGGCAAACTACGGTCAATATTCAGATTCTTCTACATTTGAAATGGTCCCAGCATGGCAACAAAAATTGCAAGCCATGGCATTTGAGGACAATCTTAAAACCCGAACATCTGATTTTTCTTATGAATTGAAGAATAATAAATTAAGGTTGTTCCCAATTCCTTCAAATCTGACTCCAGCAAAGATATGGGTTGAATTTACGGTTCCAAAAGACTCTTGGGTTGAGACAAGTACTTCTAAGATTGGTATTGGTGGTGTTAATAACATGAGTAATATACCATTTCAGAACTTACCCTATAAATATATTAATGCGATTGGTAAACAGTGGATCCGCAGATATTCTTTGGCTCTTTGCAAAGAAATGTTGGGGTATACACGTTCTAAGTTTTCATCAATTCCGATACCAGGAAATGAAATAACATTAAATGGCAATGAATTGGTTTCACAAGCTCAAACAGAACTAACTGCACTTAGAGATGAACTTAAGACAACTCTTGATGAACTTACTTATGATAAGTTGATGGAAAGCGATGCGGGACTTATGGAAAACTCTTTGAATATTATGCAAAAGGTTCCATTATCAATTTACGTAGGATAATAGGGGGAAGTCATGGCACAGAATAAGTGGTCTCAACCAACCCAGTCTCCACCACCATTATTTACTGGTAAGAAAGAAAGGGATCTTATTAAGCAAGTAAATGATGAACTCATTGAGCGTGTGATAGGACAATCTATTTTGTATTACCCTATTAGTATGGAACACACTAACTTTCATCCTCTGTATGGTGAGGCCATTGAAAAAACATTTTATCCTCCTATTCGAGTTCATGTCCTTGTTGATTGGGAAGACTACCAAACTACAACCGATAACTTTGGTGTTGATCGTATTAGCACTATTACTGTCAAGTTTAATAAAAGACGATTGACAGAGGATCAAAATCTATTTGTTCGAGTTGGTGACTTTGTTCAACATGATAAAAAATATTATGAGATTGTTGAACTAAAAGAACCAAAATATTTGTTTGGACAGGATGATCAGGTATTCGAGATATCAGCTACATGTAGAAAGGCTCGCGAAGGCACATTTAATGGCAAGTAATATTAAAGAAGAAATAGAGGTTTCACCCTCAACAATAGAAGATATTGATTTTGCCCTCCGCAACTGGGTCGATGAACAGGAGCTTTTTTGTACAACGAACAAGGGCTCACGTAAAGCTCCGGTTAAGTGGGTCATCGGTGAGCGTGCTTTTCAAACTAAAGAAGACTCTCAGATGCGAGATAGCTCCGGTGCCCTGATCCTCCCAATGATTACTGTTGAAAGAACAGGTATAGTAAAAGATCTGACAAAGAAAGGTACGGTATATGGAAATGTACCACCCGCTCTAGCATCTAGTAAGCTTGGGGATACTCTTACAGTAGCTCGACAAATAAATCAAAAGAAAACTGCCAATTTTGCCAACGCACACACAAAAAAGAAGCGTGGACAAATAAACTTTCGGACAAGGAAAGAAAATAAAAAGGTTGTGTATCAAACAGTCACAGTTCCATTGCCCGTTTACGTTGAAGTATCTTATACTGTTACTTTAAGAACGGAATACCAACAACAAATGAATGAATTACTTCAGCCCTTTATTACTAGAACCAGAGGGGCTACTCAAATTAAAATAACACACGAAGAACATCAATATGAAGCATTTATTCAGAATGACTTTTCACAAGACAATACTGCATCAGCATTAGAGCAGAATGAAAGAAATTTTAAGACAACAATTGAAATTAAAGTTTTGGGAATGTTATTGGGTGATGGAAAGAACGATGAGAAGCCTAAGATCGTAAAGAGAGAGAATGCAGTTGAAGTTAAACTACCCAGAGAGCGTGTGATCTTGGGTGATATTCCCGATATCGAGAATTCGAAGTACCGCGAATAATTATTTACAGTAAATTACTATTTACTTTAGATTGCAACACCATTGCATTCAAATTATGACCATGCTATATGATATGAATGAAATACTTAACACCTAATACTGAATACGGATCTATCGCTTTTTCTGGGTGTGGTCTTTTGTTACCGTACCACTTTGGTGTGGTTAAATGTTTGCTTGACAATAATATAAAATTTAAAAGAGCCTCTGGCGTAAGTGCTGGTACTTTCGGTGCTGGTGCAGTCATGGGCATGGCCCACTTGGATCTTGGCATTAGACAAAGTTATGATTTGATGGTGGAAAGCACTGTTGGACCCTTTGGAAATCTTTTAAATAATGTTGAGGTCTTTTTTAATTCTTTTGCAAAAAACGATGCTTGGAAAACAGCAAAGGGGAAATGGTATGTGGTTTGCGCCACAGGCATTCGTCCGAAAACAATTATTTGTGATGATTTTAAAGATCTAAGTGAGCTAAGTGCTTGTGCTCTTGGTTCTTGTTGGCTTCCGGGGATTTTTGGTTTAAAAGCAAGAAGATACAGGAATAAGATAATATATGATCATGGTCTTATTGACGGTGCATATCCACTAGAACAAAGCAGTGTGCTTGTTTCGTTGTTGACAACAAAGTCTGTTGTTACCAAACGCCTCACAGATATATTAATAGAAGCAGATAGAAATGCATTCCCTGTATTATCGTGGATGTGGGGCGATAAAAAGAACCCAAAATCTTTTCATAGAGACGTTTATATGACTGGCTATAATACTTGCCAGTTGATGATAGCTGGCAAGCCCAAAAAGAAGTTGGTTGATGTGTTGGCTGAATATCAAATAATTATGGATCGTTTAGTTAATTGGCGTGATATGAATTGGACTTAAAATCTTAAAATATCAAGAGTAAACAATCTTTTCGTGCTGCCCGACACTATTTATTACAGATAAATCGCTATCTTTGTTGATGAGGAGATCACACGTCCATGGCAGATGTTAAAAAATTTAAATTTGTTTCACCAGGAATCTTTTTGAGTGAAGTAGACAATTCACAAATTCCAAGACTCCCTGATGATATCGGACCAGTTATTATTGGTCGAGCAGAACGTGGTCCTAACATGCGACCAGTACAAATCGATAGTTTCGCAGAATTTATCGAAACATTCGGCTATCCAATGCCTGGAAACGGCACAGCCGACACATGGCGTGAGGGTAACTACAGTTCAGCAACACACGGAGCATATGCTGTACAAGCATATCTTAAAAATAGCTCTCCTGTAACATTTATTAAACTTGCAGGTAAAGATCATGTTGATAAAACAGGTACTGCTACCAGAGCAGGTTGGAGAGTAACTGCACACGATACCCTTTTTGGTAACACTACGGGAGGTTCAGCACCTGGAGCATACGGTCTTTATGTGGCTAATTCCGCTTCCTTCACTGAGACTATGGATTTTATGCACGCAGCAACTTTTTATGTTGAACGTGGAGCACTAGATCTTCGAGGAACTGGAACCCCATTAACTGCTGATAGTACAGCTATCCCTGAGACAAGTGGAACCGTGAATGTTGTAATGAAAGCCAATGCTGCTGCAAATGCATCATTTACAATTCGACATTATGATGAGTATGCAAGTGACGGTTCTACAGTTTCTGTAACCTCTTCTGGTCAATCAGTCCCAACTGGATTGACAACAGATTATACATTTTGTTTTGCTGAAAATGAAAATGATTTCATTCGAAAAGTATTTTCAACAGATCCAGCTAGCACTAACGCAAATTTTGTTTCTTCTACCTCCACAGCCTATAAGCATTTTTGGTTGGGTGAATCATACGAAGGTGCTGTCCAAGATCATTTAGGTGGTACATCAATGGCTTCAACAACACAAGGAGATGTTGTTGGTGTTCTTGTTCCCCTATATAGAACTACTGGAACAGCCGATGGTGGTGATTGGAGACGTGAGCAGACCGCCCCAGCCACTGGCTGGATTTTCAGTCAGGCGAATGGTGCTCAAGACTTTTCAGCAGCAGGAGTTTTGTCTGGAAGCCAAGCTTTAACAGGAGTTACCAGCTTGTTCAAACTTCACAGCCTATATGGTGGTGAATGGGAGCAAAAGAATATCAAGATCTCTATCAGGGACATTAAAAAGTCATCCAACCAGTTTGATCAATATGGTTCGTTTACTGTAGAAGTTCGAAGAGCAGATGATAACGACAAAGCACCTATTATTTTAGAGCAATATGGTAATTGTAACTTGAATCCAAGTTCTCCTAACTACATTGCAGTTAAAATTGGAGATAAATTTACTGAATGGGATTCTACTGAGAGACGATACAAAGAGTATAATAATAATTCTAATATGTCTAGATTCATTCGAGTTGAAATGAACAAAGAAGTAGCCGCTGGACAAACAGAGGCTAATTTATTGCCATTTGGCTTCTATGGACCCACTAGATTTGCTAAAGATATAGTAGAACATTTAAGTGCCACAAGTGACGGTGCTCTTGCTCGACCAGCTAAGGCAGCAATTAAATGGGGTCTTACCGACTCAGGCACAAACAGTGGTATTTGTTTGGGTACTCACCTTTCCGGCTCCAATTGGGTCGGACTCGGAACCGGTTCATTTTCAGAACCTGCACTTCGACTTCGTTCGGATGCTACAGGTCTTTCTGATGCAACGAAAGCTTACTTTGG